GTAACTTACTAAATCCTGCGGTCCCTCAAGCAGGTAAGGAAGCTGCTGCTGCTTCTTTGTTCAGTGAAGGTAACTATGACTTCTTAGGTAAGATAAGCAATACTCCAAAAGCAGGCTATAAACAATCGGAGCGTGAGCAGGCCTTTCAACAGATGACTTCTCCTGCTATTACTGCTGCTGTTCTAACGGCGGCTAAGTCTAACCCAGCGGTAGCTGAAAACTACAAGAACTATATGGGTAACTCTTTTAAATCAGTCTTCTCAACAGACTTAAAGAATGTAACAGACGCTCAAACAAACTCAGATAGTCTTCGGGTTACTTACGATCCAACATCTATGAGGTTTAGCGCGCAACCTACAGGAGGCACTTCACCTTCTAGTGGCACTCTTTTTGGGTATGCGACAGCTAGCCCAATAGGAACGCTTGTTGGTGGTCTTTACGGTGCATCACAAGGGTTCACAAACTCTGCTGCTATAGAGAGTGTTGATAAACTAAATAGATATTTAGGTAACTTAGCGCCTGCTATGAAAGGTTTGAATATTGACCCTAACAAAGCCCTACTAGAACTGATTAGCAACAACGGCGCTCTTGCTGTTGAGAAGAAGGGCTCCGTTCTTTATCAGGCAGGGCAAGCTCTTAAAAATACGCTAGCTGCTGAAGCGGGTAAAGATGGTAAATCACCAACTGCTGATAGTAATCTAATGATCTTTGATCCTGTTACTAACCAGTACAACATGACGGATAAATCTCTAAAAGAAGGAACAGGTATTGTACCTGATCCCTACAAATCCTTCCGTGACACTATCGCTAAGGCAGAAGGGGCTGACTACAACACTATGCAAGGTGGCGCTACATACCCACTAGAACATATGTCAATAGCGCAAGTAGAAAAGATGCAAGACTTTAACGTACATCTTGGTAACTCATCTGCTGCTGGTAGGTATCAGATTACTAAAGATACTTTGAAAGAGTTCATGGGTAAGGCAGGATTGAACGAGGACTCTATGTTCACTCAGGCTAATCAAGATAAACTGGCTAATCTTATTATTAAGAGCACTGGTAACAGTCAGAGTAAACTAGCCGGTCGTTGGGCAAGTCTGCCTAAAGATGCTAGTGGTCTTTCCGCATACGCAGGGGATGGCAAGAATAAGGCTCGTATCTCAACTGAGGAGATGACAAAGGCGCTAGAGAGCCTACCACAAGAGTAGTAAATACGATGTAGAAAAACCCCGGAAGTTTCCCTCCGGGGTTTCTTTTGTGAGCTAGTTACTACTAGTAGGTGAAACCCACCATATTTGAAATAATCTCATTCATTATCCTTTGCGCCTAAGCGCATTTTAGACATACCATTAAGTTTCTCTTGGTATTCGTGAAGGAGACGTATATACTCAAACTGAATTTTTACAATATCATCTAAGTCTTTTACTCTTTGGTTTGCTTCATTTGTTACATAAATAACTGTATTCTTTTTTAGAGGCATTAGTCGTCGCCCTTTCCTAGTACAAACGATAAGTCTGGCGGCTTGTAACTAGGTCCTTTTAGAACCTTACCATCTTCTCGTCGTAGTGGCTTACCATCTACTAGTTTAGACATATTACTTTTGTGTACTTCGGAGAATACTTTATCGATATCAATACCAAAGGCGTCTGCCATTCCATATGTAACATAAAGAACATCTGCAATTTCTTTTGCTACTTGGCCCCTATTAGGAACTACTTCGATTTCAAGATTACCTCTATCTGTTGGGATAGTGTCAATAGGGTAAAACTCATTTTCAAGTTCACCGAATTCTTCGCTCAATAGTCGAAGTCTTAGACTTTTAAGTTCTTCTGTAGGGGGCCAAACATTTCTCGGTAGCCCCATTACACTATGGAATTCTTGAACCTTTTCAAAGTTAGCCTTTCTAGGCTTAGGCCAAGCTTCATCTATTTCAATATGGGATTTATTTACTAATTCCATCATTTACTTTCTCGATTAATAGTTCAATTACGTGTTTAGCCTTCTGTAAGTCTGTGACACCACCCTTATCTTTCCAGCGAGTCATATACTTTACTACCTCGCCTTCATGCCAACCTAAACTATTAGCATAGGAGTACAACTCAGGCTGGATACCCTTGCTTTTATAGTGGTTTCCGTCTATTTGTACTTCACTAGCATTCATAGACCGCAGTGGCCTCCTCCTGTAATCTCACAGATGTCATTAAACTCTCGTCCTTCTTCAAACTCTGTTCCAAGTTTATCACGCGCTTCAGAATATTCAACACGAGTAAGAGGTTGCCCACCACGGCTACCATCAGGATAGCATGTAAAGCCTCTGAGACGACTAGCATACTTGGCGAGTATAGCGGCGAAAGGTCTAACTCTCCCCTCATCACCATCCCACTTAGGTAGATTAATGGTACTAGAAATAGACATATCAACATAGTCTTGAATATCTGCTTGAACACTTATCCTTCTTTCTGGGTCAGCAGCAAGATCACTAGCTGTCTCAATACTATCAGGATGAACATCATACTGATTAATCATCTCTTGTGCGATGTCTTCTACTTTGTACTGATACTTCCACTTAGTGCCACTTGTAAGATAACGTCTCTTATACGCAACAGCGTAGATAGGCTCGATACCCGTAGTCGTTCCGGCCAACATGCCGATAGTACCAGTCGGAGCGATTGCTCTATTAGCCACAGGCTTCGAGATAGAAAGAAGTTTCGAATATCTTGCTGAAGTTTCATCTGAAACACCTTTATAAACTGATAACCAATTGTGTAGCTCTTGTGGGACAGAATACTTATAGTTACGCCGGATGAGCCATTCATGAACACCCATTAAGCCTAGTCCCAGTCTTCTGTTTTTCTCACGGATTTTATTAATCTTTTCATATGGTAGTTCTGCACGTAAAGTACCACAGAGTAAGAATATTGTAGCTAGTTCAGTAACCTGATAAGGAGCTAATGCGACCAAGGTTAAGACTACCAAGATTACATACGTCACTATCATCTTCACTAGTTACCTCTGTACACGCGTTTCGCAGCGTTTCATTCTCTTTCTCAAAGAAGTTAAAAGAGAACCCCGGTTCGCCGTTTTTCATAGCTTGGAGAACATTTTGGTGGAATACTTCTCCGACTTCTCCTGTTTTATAATAGTCCATAAGCCAGTTCGTATCATAGTTAACAGAGACATTAGTCATGTCTAAAGGAGCAGAGAAGTTAAAGTCCTGCCTTTTCATATCACCGTAAGATAGTCCTGATGTGCCTAGTGGCTGGTTGTCCCAGTCTTTCATAGTTAGGAATGTGTCAATATCAGCGTGACGCCAATTTAGACTTGCGTAAATAGCAGAGCGACGAGAACCGCCTTGCATAATATACCGACCTTGGGCGTTAACTCCATCCATCTTGGGAATAGGACCGGAAGCAGAGCCTCCAGTGCGCTTAATAACGCTGCCGCTAGGTCTATAAATAGAATAATCAACACCGATGCCTCCGCCTGTTAGCAGGCAACTTTCGGCCTTCCAAGCAAGCTCTGCCCAATCTTCCCTAGTATCTTCTTCCGCTTTCAAAAGATAACAGTTATTAAAGAATGGTTTGAGCCTACCTGCGTAGTAAATATATCTACCACCGGGAATGAATTTCATTTCAGTTATATATCTTGTCAGGTTTTTCTTGATTTCAGACCAATCCTGACCCTTGACTTCATCCCCTAAAACATGATCTACTAAAGTTTTACTTAAGCCCCTCCAATCTTCTGCACCTTCGTGCTTATACTTATCGTTAAACGTAGTCTCAGCCACCTGTGACCGAAACATAGGGTTTACTGTGTTTCTATACTGTGCTATCTCTTTGATCCTTCAATTAGGTAGTCATTAGTACGTTACGTCTATTTTTATAAGACTGAATACTCATTAACATTTTAGACTTAAAGTTAGTGAGTAGCTCCGTAAATTTAGGGGTATTATCAGCCATCTCTTTAGTCAAGTAAGTAGCTGAAACACACTGATCTAAATCTGTAGGAAAGCACATAATTTCTGCACGCTTTAGTTTTGTATTCCATGAAACATCAAGGATGTAAGCATCATCGTATAGTGCTTGGTGAAGCCAGTCTAAGTAGCCTTTATCACCGAAAGCAGGCATAAGTTTATTACTTACGTTGTTAGTCATTGTCTACACCGAGAAAAGCTAACTTTGTCTTAGAAAGACCTACCAAAAGTTTATTACCATCAGGAGTAATAGTTTGGACTATCTCTTCTTCACCAATCAGTTTCATCGTAGAAAGAGTTGAAGTAAGTAGCTGCTTTAGCAAGTCCTCGCTCACTACAATCATTCTCTGTTTCTCTGAATATGGTTTCTTTGTTCCAGCGCTGGTCTTTCTCGGCTTGCTTGACATCTTTGTGTATCCTCTTTCTGAATTGATTGTCAGTTCTCATTTTCTTAACAATGAAGTTTCTTCGTCTACTAGCAGAGTGTTTCTGCTTACTATCAGGATCACCCATCTACCCAATCCATTTACTATAATCTTCTCCTGAATGTTTTGAGATAGCGTTTAGATGCTTTTTTAGAAATACTAATTTTAAGCGGTTCATATAGAAAGCATCTTCTATATGCTGCGGATAGATAAACGTAGCACTACTCCTGTAGGTAGGCTGCTTATACCTACTAACGACAATCTCCCATCTCTCTGGAGTAGAGTTCCACCAGTAATCAATAGAAATATCTGGAATATCCTTAGGAAGCCTATCCAACCAATCTCTACACTCTTTATATGGATTATTCATAAGCTTTCTTTAACGCCTCAATTGAAATGAACTCGGGATCATACATCCCATCTTCAACATTCCTTTTAAGTACTACACCTCTCCACCAGAGCTTGTTGGCTTCTCCGGCCCAATCAGCATCATAGTCTTGATAGCAACCTGCCACCAAGCCCTGTATTCTTCTTCCTCCAAGGCCTGTTTGCACGCCGTAACTAAGGAGATGAAGGTCGCCAGCAGTGGCTGATTGGTGCCCTTTGGCAAGGATAGAATAGGCTGGATGGAGTCCACCAATTGCTTTTCCCAAGACTCCGCTGATGAAGAAGTGGGCGTAGGCAATTCCGTCGAGGGTAATGACACCG